TTGATACTAATTCTTTTAATATAAAATTTGATGATGCACATGGAATTATTGATGATTCTGATAATGAGCAATTACTATTTCAAAAAACTGCTAGTGCAGTCAATTATTTTGAAATTACTAATTCTGCAACAGGAAATAACCCTGCTTTATCTGTAGAAGGAGGAGACACTAATGTTGGATTAAATATTGCTACAAAAGGAACAGGATTAATTAAATTTGATAATGCGGCCTATAATGGTGAAACTGCTTTAACAGATGGAACTACTATAAATTGGACTGTAAATACATCTCCTGTTGCAAAAGTAACTTTAGGAGGCAATAGAACAATTGCAGCACCAAGTGGAGGAGCTACTGGACAATTCGTCTCTTTACTGATAATACAGGATGGTACAGGTTCAAGAACAGTAACTTGGAATGAAGTGTATGAATTTACTGGAGACTCTGCACCAACTTTAACAACAACAGCTAATAAAGGGGACTTGTTTATTTTTAGATATAATGGTACAAAGTGGTTAGAGGTTGGAAGAAACTTGAATTTGACATTAAGTTAGGAGAAAAATTATGTACGTACTTGTAGAAAATAATGTAATAACAAAAAAATTTAGTATTCCAAAAGGATTTGTGTTAAATGATACACAATATCCAGCAGACATATTTACTAAATGGTCTAAAGAAGAAAAAGAAGCTATTGGTATATATGAAGTTATTATTGACAATACAAATTTTAAAGACCCTGAATATTATAATAATGCTAATTCAACTATTACATTTGCAAATAATCAAGTTACAGAATCTTGGGGAACTGCAACTGCTAAAAGATTAGTAGATGAAGACGTAGTAGATGAAGATGGTAATCCTGTTTTAGAAGATGGTGTTCAACTTGTTAACTATGGTTTAAAAACTGAAAAGAAAATAATTGTAAAAGAACAAGCATCAGGATTACTTGCTAAAACAGATTGGTATGTAGTTAAAGCAACTGAAGTTAATGATTATACTGTACCTGCAGACATTACAACTTACAGAGCAGCAGTTAGAACTAGATCAAATGAAATGGAAACTGCGATAGATAATGCAGCTGATGTTGATGCATTAAAAACTTTATACGAATATACAGAACAAGCAGACGGAACGTCTACAAGACCTTTAGGAGAGTGGCCAGAGGAGGTAATCTAACGTGTTAATAGTTGGAGGAAACCAATCGGCAGGGGGTTATGACGTTGATAACTCATTAAGATTTAATAAAGCTAGCACCGATTATTTAAACAGAACATTTTCTACACCAACAAGCACTCAGAAATGTACTTATTCAGGTTGGATAAAAAGATCAAAACTTAATGATTTAGGTGGACAATATTTCTTAACTTATTTTGGTGATTTTAGTAATGCCATGTATTTTAATGGTGCTGGTACTGGTCTTGGTTCTAATGATCAATTTGTTCTTTATTGTAATCCAACTATTAGATTATACACAAATAGATTATTTAGAGATCCTAGTGCTTGGTATCATATAGTAGTTGCTATTGATACAACTCAAGCAACAGCTAGTAATAGAGTTAAGATATATGTAAATGGTGTTCAAGAAACAAGTTTTGCAACAGAAACTTATCCAGCTCAAAATGGTAACTTAACTGGATTGTTTGGTGCTACTGGATCAACACATGATATTGGTAGAGGTAAAGCAACAGGAACTACTGAATATTTTGGTGGTTATATGTCAGAAATAGTATTTATAGATGGCTTACAACTAGACCCAACATCATTTGGAGAATTTGATGAGGACTCAGGAATCTGGAAACCAATAGATGTATCTGGTTTAACCTTTGGTAACAATGGATTCTATTTAGACTTTGAAGACAGTTCAGCTTTAGGAAATGATGTATCTGGTAATAACAATGACTTTACAGTTAATAATTTAACAGCTATTGACCAGACAACTGATACTTGTACTAATAATTTTGCAACATTAAATCCACTACAAACAGATCATTCTGGAAATACCTCATTTTCAGAGGGCAATAATAAATTTCAAGCTACAACAGGAGATTGGGTAGGAACAGCATCAACACAAGGAACTAATACAGGAAAATGGTATGCTGAATTTAAACTATCAACATTAACAACTTCTGCTATGATAGGAGTAGCAACTGATGTTTATATGAGTGATAGAGGTGTTACTGATTATGTAGGTTTTACTTCAGGTTTATCTAATTACGCTTATGCTAAATACTTTACAAGTGGTGCTGACGCAAATGAGGGAAAAATATTTCAATACGACCAAACACAAAACACATATGGAAGTAATACAGGTGGTTCAACAGGAGATATTATTGGTGTTGCTTTAGATTTAGATAACAATAAACTTTATTTTTCAGTAAATGGAACTTGGGAAAATAGTGGCGATCCAGCTGGTAACTCTAATGGTTATACTATTGGTGCTGGTACTTATCAATTTGGAGTATGGGGTTATCAATCAACATCTGAGGCAAACTTCGGCTCTCCACCATTCACAATCTCATCAGGCAACACAGATGGTAATGGCTATGGAAACTTTGAATATGCAGTACCTAGTGGATATTACAGTTTAAACACAAAAAATTTAGCAGAATACGGATAGATTATGGCTTACACAGATATAGATAAATCAGACGATTATTTTAATACAGTTTTATATACTGGAACAGGAAGTAACTTAACAGTATCAGGAATGAATTTTCAAGCAGATTGGGTTTGGGCTAAAAGAAGAAATGCTACTGCTGGTCATAAAACAGCAGATGTTGTTAGAGGTTTTGGAGCTTCTGGAAAAGTTTTATCTCAACAAAGCTCCAGTTCAGAGGGTACACAAGATTTAATAGAATCATTTACTAGTGATGGATATGTAGTAGGAACAGATAGCTCAGATTTTAATACTAGTGGTGGAACATACGTAACATGGAATTGGTTAGCTGCCAATGGAACTTCATCAAACTCAGATGGTTTAATAACTTCAACTGTATCTGCAAACACTACTGCTGGATTTAGTGTTGTAGGATATACAGGAACAGGAAACTCTAACAACACTGTTGGTCATGGTTTAACTCAACCTTTAGATTTCTTAATTATTAAAAATAGAGATAGGACTGCTGGTTGGAAAATTGGTTCTTCACAACTTAGCGGATGGAATTATGCTTTAGGTTTTAGTACTGGCGGAGAAGGAGTAAACACCAATCCATTTAATAGCACAGCACCTACAAGCTCAGTTTTTACTATAGCAAATGGAAGTTATGCTGACACAAATCAATCAGGCGAAGATTTTATAGCCTACTGTTTTCATAGCGTAAAAGGATTTTCAAAATTTGGAAAATACACAGGGAATGGAAGTAGTGATGGAACATTTGTTTATACAGGATTTAAACCAGCCTTTGTAATCCAAAAAGCTATTACAAGAAGTGGAAGCTGGGCAATTTATGATAATGGTAGAAATCCATTTAATGGTGCTGGTAAAAGATTATTTGCAAATAGCACTAGTGCTGAAACTGATGGAGAGGTTACAGATCTTTTATCAAATGGATTTAAACTAAGAAATACTGGAAGTGGACAAAATGAAAATGGTCAAACTTATATTTACATGGCATTTGCTGAAAATCCTTTTGTAACTTCTACTAGAATACCTGGACTAGCTAGATAAGAAATCTTGCTATAACACATAATCTGGTATATTTTAAAGTATGCTACAAAAACTTAACTTTAAACCTGGTTTTAATAAAATGGTCACAGACTCAGGTGGTGAATCACAATGGGTTGATGGAGACTTTGTAAGATTTAGATATGGTTTACCTGAAAAAATAGGTGGCTGGAGTCAACTCACTAATTCAAATAATACATTACCAGGTGCAGCAAGAGCACAACATGCTTTCACATCTATTGCTGGTGAAAAATACGTAGCAATAGGAACCTCACAAGGTTTGTTTTTATATTATGAAGGCGAATTTTTTGATATTACCCCTTTAGATGATGATGTTATTACTGGAGCAACTTTTACAGTTACCTCTGGATCAGCGACAGTAACGGTTAATAAAACTTCACATGGTTTATTAGATGGAAGGTATGTAACATTTTCATCAGTTACGGTTCCAACAAGTTCAGGTTATGCAATAGCAGATTTCACTGGAAATACTTTTGAAGTATTAAACAAAACTGCAAATACTTTTCAAATTACTATGCCAACAAACTCAGCAGGTGCTAGTAGTGGAACAGGGTCTGCTCAAATTGATCCATATGAAATAGTAGGACCAACGTTTCAAACTGCTGGTTTAGGATGGGGTACATCTACATGGGGATCAAGTACATGGGGAACTGCAAGTGCAACAAGTAACGTGACTCTGGATCCGGGTATGTGGTCACTAGATAACTTTGGTCAAATATTAATTGCAACTATTCACAATGGTAAAACATTTACATGGAATGCAGGCGCAGCAACTCCTAGAGCAAACAGAGCAACCGTTATGTCTGGTGCTCCTACTAAAACAAGATTAACTCAAGTATCAGATAGAGATAGACATGTATTTCATTTTGGAACAGAAACTACAATTGGAGATAGTACTACACAAGATCCAATGTTTATACGATTTTCGAATCAAGAAGATTTTAATACTTATACTCCAACAGCAACTAATACTGCAGGAACTTTTAGATTAGACAAAGGAAATGAAATTATAGGTGCTGTGTCTGGTAAAGATTACACATTAGTTTTAACAGATAGTTCTGCATATGTAATTCAATATGTTGGACCACCTTTTA